TCAGGTTGACCACAATCAAGGCAACACCATGAACGGCAACTGCTAAGGCAATGTAATCAGCAAGGCGATCCATGGTTAACGGCTCCGCGGTTGTGCCTCTAGCTTAGATACCCTTTGTTCTACGGTATTCAGCCGTGTAAAAGTCTCTTTGCGGTCTTCTTTAATATCAGTGTGGAGCACTTCTAGCTGAGTAGCGATATGTTCCACGGCGCTGGTCAATCGGATCACAGCATCTCGCGCTTCATCATTACGGCGACTAAAACCCATTGCGCCCATTGCGGCAACGGAGATCGACGCCCCGGCAACAGCAGCGATCAGCTCGATCATGCAAACAGCTTAGCTACCAGCTAGGATTGACGCCTAGACCTTTCTGAGATCTAGGCGTTCCCGTAGAGGCCGGCTGCGGGCACCAGGTGGACACCGCGTGAGGACCCACCACCGGCCACCCTTTTGCTAGCGCCCTTGCCCTCGTGTCTTTTTCCGGCCGTGATTAGGCAGGCTGTTTTGCCCTTGACCCTGGCGGGTCTTTTTCGGTTTGCCTGCTTGGTGCTCGACGCGTCCAAGTGCTGTTTTGCTTTTGACTGCCATCAGGGTTCAATCGGCCAAGTGATGTTCCAAGGGAATCCCGGCTGGGATGTCACGTCTCGGAGATTCTGACGATAGGAGGCCCACAAGGGGCGGTCAACGGGAGCATCGGGAAGTTGAGTCCAATCGCAGGCAGCGAGACGCTGGTTTCGGTCAGAACGAACGCCATTCGATTGCTGTGTAGTGCGCTCTGCAATTTCTGATGACGTCGCGGGTGTGACTTCCCATTGTTGAGTCCACTGCCCATTAAGTAGAGCAGGATTTATCATGCGACAATTTTGTGTGGCAAAATCGAATGTAGGTGCGGTTTTTTCGCGCACAGGATGCACGTTCCACTGGGCTAGCAAGTCATCACTAAGCTCGCTCGGAAAACTAACGTTTGGGTTGTCGAAACGTAGTTCCGACAAGGTGTAGGGAAACTTCTGAACTGTGTCGTCTAGTGCTAGAACGTACATTGCGGCTCGTGCGATGAGAAGAGTTTAGGGCGCGGATGCGCGAATAGCCACGTAAATATACGTACCGCCATTGGCGTTATATTCAGCATCTGTTGTGTTGAGCTGAAATCCGGTTGACAAGGGCGATACGAAAGTCCCGCTGCTTTCGGCGTTACTCAAGTTAGGATTAAGCTCTGCGTCAGTGCCGCCACTAACAAAACCTCGCTGGCTGTCGATTAAGTTCCAGTTGCCGGTTGTGTCGCTACGTTTAATTAATAACCATTGAGGCTGCCAACCGAGAGTAACTGTTGTGCCTGTTGTGCTGCCATTGCCCGCGTATTTACCGCAGCTAATAATGCTATCTGTACCACTAGATCCAAAACCTCCGGCATCGTGAGCAAAAAGATAGGCGACAAATGTCCCACCGGTTGCGTTGTATTGAAGCGCACTACTATTGGCATTCGCTAAAAAAGAAGGTCTGAGCGTTGTGGAAGTAAAATACGTAGATACGGCATTGCCGGTATCGCGCAGTGCTGCGGTTAGGTTGAGACTGTATCCAATAATGCCTCCGCTGCCTATGTCACCTCTCAAGTAGTTAACGCCCCACTCTCCGGCGGAATCTAAACGTTTTACAATTACTACTGCGGGGGTAACCCCTAAGCTGTGCGCAACGGTGGTAGTTGTAACACCGTCTCCAGTCCATGTAACAACATCAAAAAACTTTTCTTGCTCGCGAAAAGTCCAAGAGCCATAAGTTGCCGTACTCGTGTTGTAATCAGCGTCGGCGCCAAGGGTGAAACCTGTAGATGTAAAACTCGTTAATCCTGTAGATTCTATTGCTTCCACCGCATTGCTGTTTGACTCCAATGACTTAGTGGCTCCTCTTACGGTATCGACAAGACGGTTACCTGTAGCAGCAGAACGACTTTTGAGCCATACCATTCCCCCTTTACCACTTAGATCTATGCCATTGCTAATCGTTTGCGTGCTGCCATTGCCTGTATACAGAGATGTAAAAAATACGTTTTCAACATTAAGAGCGCCAGCTGCTGAACCTGCGGCGCCGCTGAACAATGCTGCTGTGAGAGGATCCATCTTTTTATTAGGTGGTGTAGTTAATCAAGCTAGCTGCACGCCAGCGAGTGCCACCGTCGTCGGTTACAAACATGAATAGGTGCGTTTTACCCGTTGTCAGCGTTGGCGCGGTTCCTCCGGGCCACTCCACACCGCTAAACCAAGTCACAGTGCCGCTGGTGTGAGTCAGCTCTAGTGTAAACGCATAAGCGCGACTCGCTGGCACGTTGCTTACGGTAAAGGTGCTGTTGCTGCTAATTGTTTTTGTAAAGTAATTCCCGGTGCTGCAGTCGATGCTGAGTGCGCCAATCGCCACCACTACCTGAGCGTAAGTACCAGCGAGATCAAAATCAGTATTAGCTGCTGCACTCGCTTGACCTACTGCGAGTGTGCTGGTTGTAGCAAAACTACCGCTAGTACTGATATTGCCGGAAGTAATTGCTGTTCCACTGACTTTGCCTGCGGTACTGATTGTTGCTAGTTTTGTGTCAGCAATAGCTGCCGATGCGTTGATGTCAGCATTGACAATCACACCAGAGCCTATAGCCGCTGTTCCTGTGCTGCTGATTGTTATGTCGCCCGAAACTTTGCCAAAGGTATAGTCTGTAATACGAGTGGCTGCAGCTTTGCGATTTGCGCCGACACCGCCATCATCAACGAGAAATAAGTCAGCATCGGCAAGAGCTGTACCTATATCTGTGCCACCGTCAATGTTGATAGCCGAAATGCTTACCTTGTCCGCCGTGCTAATTGTTGCAAGCTTGGTATCTGCAATAGCTGCTGCTGAGTTAATGTCGGCGTCGACAATAACTCCGGCAGCGATTGCAGTAACGCCGGCATTGCTAAGCGTAATGTCGCCCGTTACCGCAACGGCCGTCGGTACACTACCAGCGCTGCCTACAATAATGTTTCCACTTGCAAGAGAAGCTAGCTTGCTGTAAGCAATAGCAGCGCTGGCACTAATGTCCGCATTTACGATGCTGGCGTTGCCGGCGAGAACAACGGTACCTGTTGCATTAGGGAATGTAATTGTCCGTGCCGCTGTTGCCGTTGTAGGCACAAAAGTGGTGTTAAAAGATCCCGTATCAAAGATTAAATTGCCGGCGTCAACCGTGACATTACCGGTAAAAGTAGGTGCAGATTTTTCTGCTTTGTCTGCCTGTAAGTCTTCAAGTGCTTGTTGAACATTAGCGCCTACAATGCCAGCGATAGTAGTAATTGATATGCCACTGGCCTGCTGTGTTACGACTGTGTTAGATACGTCAATCAGCGTCCAAGCGGATCCATCGGACAGCAACATATCAGGTGCCGCTAGCGCTACAGGAGGAGCAGGAGCAGTGCCATTGCCGCTGTTGTTAACAACAACATAGTACCTATTGTTATTTGCTGTTGCTGTCGGCAACCCTGCGCCAACAATTAAACCTACCGCAGCGCCAGCAGTAGTGGTTGTGGCGACAGTATTTGTGGCAGCATTATACGTGCCAGCGAAGACAATTTCACCAGCAGTAATTGTAATAGGTTTCCAAGCATTTCCATCCCATAGGTACAGGTCTTCGTTGCGAGCATCGTAGAAATACTGTCCTGTATAATCAGCGGTCGGAAAAGTAACAATACCTGTAGTGCTACCTGAGCCACCGATCTGCGTAGTAGATAGGTTGGCAAGTTTCGCGCCAGTTATTGCGTCATTTTGGATTCGTTCTGTTGCAAACTGCCCTGTCGTAATTTTTGTAGCGTCTAGGTTTGGAATATCGGTATCAGCAAGAGTGGTTCCAGCTGTAATGTGTCCTTGCGCGTCGTAGGTAATCTTTGTTGCCGTTCCAGCAGCTACGGCATTGCTATGGTTCAGTGTGCCGACGGCATCAACAGCAAGACCGGAGCCTGGACGGACTCCGCCGGTGGCACTAGCTGTAGCGATAGGAACATCGCTGTTGCTAACCTGTCGACCACCAGTTATCAAGCCGTTTGCATTGTACTGAACGATATGATGATTAGTCGACTGCGGAGTGATGGAGTTATCAATGGCGATAGTGCTGCCCGACAGCGTTAGACCATTACCATTAACAACAACACCACCTTTGGTAGTTGCAGTAGGCGTCGGAAGGTCTACGCCCTGGATCGTCCGGTAGCTGGTGGCACCAGCGCCGGAGGTTGGACCGGCAAGAAACTGCGAGGCAGCGGAGGTATTGTCCAGCGTTGTGCTGATCGTGACGCTATCCCCGGTTTGCGTTACAGAGATGTTGACGACACCGGAGGAGCTGCCAATAACCTCGTTGATCGAGCCAGCTGCCTTGAACGAAACCCAGCTCGATCCATTCCAGATATAACCCTTACTTGCGTTGGTGTCTAAAGCAAGTTGGCCAGTGTACGCACCCGTAGCGGGAAGGGATGTAACGAGCTGGCAGCTGGAGTTGTTGGCAAGTTTTCCGCCGGTGACTGTGCTGTTGGCAAGCTTTGAGCCGTTAAGGGTGTTATCTGTAACTACAGCGCCATTTACGGTGTTGTTTGTAAAAAGGATTTTGGCGTTGGGAATGGTGGCGTCATTAACCAACGTTACCGCTTTACCGATGAAGTCGGTAACCGTAATCTTTTTACTTTCGCTGGCGCTAACGTCGGATACGGCCAGCAGATCGCCGCCAGCGAGATCTACGCCGGCAAGTAGCGCTAGCTCGCTGAACTTCAGATCTGCCACGGCTCTAAGACATATCGGATGTTTCCATGTTAGTCGGCTACTTCCAGCATCATGTAGCCGCCTTGTTCGAGTAGGAACGGATCCCCGGCCTCTTGCAGCAGCTTTCCTGGTACGCCAGTTGTTTGCGCCCGGAGTTTGATTGGACCTGTAGCCACAAAGTCGATTGTCGAGACGATCAAGTCGTCGGGGGCAAAACTTGTGGCACTGCCGGTTACAAGAGCGTCAAACTCCCACCACAAGGCGTCGTTGAGCTGTGTTGCTGCAAAAGAACCGCCCGAGGCATCCGTGTTGGCACTTTTGATGTACAACTTGGCACGAAACCCGGAACCGATCTCGGTGCGAAGCACCAGTTGCATTAAGTAGTTAATGGGCTCGGTGCTGCCATTGTTCAGGTAATCCCAGTGCGCTGTGATGCTGCCTGATCCTGTGATAAGCGAGCTGTACTGTTGTCGGTACTGATCGCTGAGCGATGTGATATCGACTGTTTCGCGGTTTGTGTTCAATTCATAGTCAGTTACTCGCGCCAACAAACGTGCTTGCCGACTGCGAACGGTTACTTGTACTGGGATATCACGTGTAATAGTTGCAAGCGGAATGAGCCCGGCTGAACTGCCTTCTAAGCTGTAGTCAAAATTGTTGTACAAGCGAAGACCGCCAATATTGTCAACAAAGACGTACCAGTTCCCGCTGGGCTGAACAATACCGTTGCTCCAGCCATTCGAGGTAACAAAATCTAAACCCGTTCCGTCTGCTGTTTTGATTTCAATAAAGTCACCGCTGACTAAGACTCCTTCGTCAAAATCAAAACTAAAGCGGTCGCTGATTGCGTTTATATCAGAGGGATTAATGATGCTTTGAAGTGGGGCGTCGAGTGATTTGCGCTCAATCTCAACGTTACCGATATTGCCTAGGTAAACAGCCATTAGAGCGTCACTCCTGTCAACGCGCCGGTGGCTTGGAAGCTGATTTGCGCAGAGCTGACCTCGCCCACGCTCGCGCCGAAGCTGACGCTGGTGATGTAGGTGGTAAGGCGAACGTCGTGGTTTGCGCTGCCTTCCACCAAGCGAAGCCGCATGTCTACGGTGTCGCCGTCATCCACACCATCAACGCGAAGAACCTTACGAAGCGCCAAGGCGGCATCGTTGCGGTTATTAGTGTCGTTGTAATACAGCAGCGTGGCACTACCATTAAATTCTTGAACGCCAGGGGTATAGCTTCGCTGCGAATCTCCGAGGCTGGTGGTTTCCAGCATTTCAAGGGAGCCGGTCAATGTCCAATTTGTGACCTTGATTTGCTCCACTCCGTCCAAGAGGAGGCGGCCGTCACGTCCGGTGTAAACCTTGGCCATGTCTCATCCCTAAGCGACAGCCACCAAGCTCACTTTAACGGAGCTGATACCGGGTCGCACTGAAGTAACTCCAGGTGGCTGCGCGTAGCGCCACCTTGTTTGCGGCGGAGCATCCATATCGACGCTGGTTCCAGTGCGAACGGCAGCAGGCAACCTGAAAGTGCGAAACGTTCCGAGCTGGGTGGTGTAGTCGGTTAGAAACTGCTGGGCTTCGGTATCGGTGATGTTGTCGTAACTCAAGCTGAGCGTTGCACCGACACGCTGAGAGCCGTAAAGGATTCTGATCTCAGCGCCGGACTGCGACTCAAACCGTTTAACAGGCCAATCTCCCGGCGAAAAATCGCGGGCTGTCGGTGCCAGTATCGGGAAAGCCATTACTCCGCCACCGTAAAACGAGCAGGCGTCAAGATGTCCTGCACCACGATACTCGCGCCGTTGGCATCGACTGGTACATGGACTGCTGCGATGTTGGCGAGTCCGTCCTCGTCCAACGTAATCTGCTCAATTTGGTAGACGCCTTTACTGACTTCGGTGCTAAGTAGCGTGAATATCGCTCCATGAAGTGAGCTGTCCGTTACTTCATTGCCCGAAATAGTGATATTGCGCTCCACCACCTGCGATGTTTGCGGGAAATACACCAGGGCTTTGTAAGTGCCGTTTTCGATCTCGGTGATGCTGACGAGTGTGCCAGCGTCTGTGATGATCCCGTTGTTGTTCGCCGAATAGCTTGTGGACTCCGTGATCACCCGGATATAGGAACCCGGTTCGACGCCCAGACCAGCAGGGGTTGTTTTGAACGAAATGGTGTGGGTGACGCGGCGACGGATACTCATCAGGAATCGAGCGGTTAGCAGAGCTTGCTCGCGGTTGGTGCAGAAGTCGGTCAGGTCAAAGGTTTGCTGCGTGGTGGCGCGTTCTCCAATCGGAAGGTCTGCCCAGTTAAGGAACGCCGATGCCTGTGTTGGTAGGTCGTTTTCGGTAGTTACGCGCCAGAGGACGACAGCGCGGAAATTGGTGCGCTGGGCGGCGTCGATGTAGCTGACTTGCAAGCTGTCGGCAATGATGTTGCCAGCCGTGAAGATCTGTTCTGCTTGGATCGGCCTACTGCTGATCTTGCCTGATTTCTCGTACGGCACAGCGGGCATTAAACCAAAGCGCCCGTTTTTTATGGTGAAATTACAGAGGTGAAGTGGGGCGTTATCGTAAATAAACGAGCGGATGTTCTGGATATCTTCTAGGACCCCATCAAAGAAGATCTTGTTCTCTTTTTGAAATTGTGCCGCAACTTGCAGTGATGCGAGATCCACCAATTCTTCGGGGAGTGTATTGCCGATGCCCTGTGTTACATCGGTAAGTAGGTAGTAGACGATCTCGGCAAAACGGTTTGTAAAGCCTTCGTCCAGCGTCAGTGCCTTGAAGACCTTGATTCCGTCAGGCATCCAAGCTCGGAGTTGACCGACTGTGGAAACCTTGGATGAGGAATTGATACTGAGCCCCATCACCGACATGTTGTCATACTGGGGGATTTCATTGTTATCGATGAACTCATTGATATAGACGATCTCGTGCTCGGGTCCGTTTTCGTTGGATTTGGTGAGTTCTTGATAGTGGCTTACGTCAACAAGTTGGGTATTGTCTTCAAATTCACGAGCTTCAGTGGATACTTTAGTGTCATCAATGGTGTAAGACACGCCAATGCGAGCGACTCGAAATTCAACGCTAAGGCTCTTGTATTTCCAGTGATTACCAATGATGTTACCTCCAGTAGTAGACAGTGTTGATGTAAACTTTTCACCGACACTCCAATTTCCTGTTGCGTTAGTGACTTCGTAAACTACATTGTCCCAGTTATACTTAGATCCTCCTGTGATGTTTTGCCAGTAGTAAGGATTTGTAGCAGATGGTCGTGAAGTGGCAGTAACTCTTACTGTTACAGACCTGGCACCCACGCTTACTGTCCTACTACCTGTAACTGTTTTGTTTTCTTGACTGGGTGCGTACCCAAGAATTTCAGTCAACCACGCTTGTAGTGAGTTTGCCTGGGCTGACGTCCCACCATTGCCCCAAGACCGCTCAAAAGTGATAATTGTTGGGCGATTTGTTGGGTCTTCAATCGTATCCCGTTGTCCGGGTTGGCTGTACATTTCTCGGCACTGCTCTACTTGGGATCTTGTAATTTTTTCACCTGTCGTTGAAATAACAAATGTACCGTAAGTATTAGTGTAGGTTTCTTTAATTTCTCTGCCATATTGGGCTTTTAGTCGGATAAATTCTTCCGTGCTAGATGAGTTAATCCAAATGTCGGTTCCAGTGCGAGGGACAATGCGGTATTCAAAGTAGTCTGTTGATTTAGGTTCGATGCGGATGTAGTTGTATTGATCAATCGGTGATTGTCCGGTAACACAGAAGACTTCCGGGATGCGCCGCCACTGCTTCGGGCTTTCGCCGTACTTAGCTACTGGACGTACCAGGATAGAAAAACATGATGTCCGCGCAAAGTATTTATCCATGCGCGGCGTATTGAGCTGGACGTTCTTCCTGTCCAGCGTCAGTAGCCTAAAAGGCGTCGGAATAGCGTTGAAATTACAGAGTCCATTGGCTTTGTTCCATACTTGCGAACGGATGCCGATTTCGATTGCTCTACTATCACGGCGTACAGGTCTCACTAATGCGTCGTTAAACGCGCAAATGTTCCACCAGCCAGTGCCAATGCGGATTTCCGGGTCGAAAAATTCACCGTCATAACCCGCCAAGTCGCTGGTAACCGTTTTTTTGCCTGCAATCCCTAGTGAAGCTACGCCCAAAACTTCGACACAGCGCAGCTTGATCTCTACTTGACTTTTACGTTTCCAAAATTCTGGCTCTCTTGTTTCGACCATCCAAACACAATTACCAATAATCCACTTTGAACCTTCCGCCATTAAATCGGATGCACGAGTGCGCCAAGCATCTGCAGATGATTCCAAGTCAGATAGTGTTACTCCCGTTTGCTTGCCTGAGATTTCAAAGTCTTTTTTGGCAAAGTCTCGCCAATCCCCCCCGTGGATAAGGAATTTACACGTATCACCCACGGCAACTGATGTAACGACTTTTCTGTTCGTCTCCTGTGTGCCGTTGTACGCGATAATTCCCATTTGTCGGGAATACTCGCGTCCTAACCCGGGTTGTCCACGTCGTTCGGGTTCAGCTGGATTCTCAATGACGTCTGCAAATTTTCCGGCGATCTTTCGGCGTCGGGCTTTTGAATCAACCACAAAATCGTTATCGTCCCAGTTTGCATTGTCAGGACCCCTAGGCGCACTAACAATTTCCCAGTTAAAGCGGTAACCTGTTCCGTTGTGGATGGGTGTAGCGGTACCAAAGACGGTTTTGCTCGTCGGGTTGTACGACATTGAGAAGCCGTACCGATCTTCGCCGCTAGATGATGGTGCAACGAATGGCGTGCGTCCTTGTGTGCCGCTGGGTGAAGGACCGTCTGTACCAGCAATCTTGGTTTTGGGGAAGTTATCTCCAGTGACTGAAGACCAGTACAGCGCGTAGTCTTTTTGATCGAGGTTGTCGAGGGCGACGGTTCCGATGCGAACGCCTCCGATCTCGGGTGGGTCCATGCCGGCTTGGCCGACGACGTAAATGCCTTCAAATGCTTGATAGGTGCCGTAGCTGTAGCAGCGTGACCACACCAGCGAAGGCGCAATGACTAGGCCTCCGGTCAACTCGCCGTCAGCTCCAGTTCCACGCCGCCCGAAGGGCACGGGGATGGCTTGCCCGTACTCGGCAAGACTGGCGACGTTATCAAAGCTGCTGGTCTGGTTGAACCGTGCGGGTCCGATCTGATCAGCAAGTTTTTTGCCCTTGATTTTTTCCTGCGATTCAAGCGCTGGTGCTTTGGGTGCTAGCAATACACTTGCAGCTGTTAGTGCAAGTCCTACGACAAGGTTGATAACAAAAAGTGTTACAGGATCATTTTGTATATTCGGTATATGTGCATATGCGGCAGGTCTTACACGAGACCTAAGTTCAGCGTAACGGACAAACTCTCGATATTCCTGTTCAGTGCAACCCAGCGCTTCGATCAGCGCGACTTCATACGGTAAGAGCGGCGGATTATAAGCTTGTCCAGCGGTTTCCAGTCCACTGCGGAAATCAACGGGTTTATGAAGAGGGCCCCACTTTGCCATTGGATTCCGAACTCTGGCGGTTTAGCGCCAAACAGAATGATGTCCCCATCGTAGACAGGCGCGTCTAGTAGGTCGCAGTAATGCGCCAGTTCGCGCAAAACACCACGAGGGCCGAGTTCGTACCAGTGATCCGCAACGTCAGGCGGATTTTTGCCGAGGGCTTTGAGCGCGTCTACAACGAGGTGGATGCAGTCGTCACCGCCGTACTCGTAACGGCGACCAATTAACTCGCTACACACTGACCTGTGCCGTAAATGGGATGCTGCCTACTTGATAGCGGTGGAGGCGGCGACCAGGCACGTTGCCGCCAACTGCATCCAACAGGCTATTGAGCTGAATCTGCAAACCAGTCTCGCTCCAGCCACCAGCAGCGCAACAGCCCCAGTATTCGTACAGCGTTTGCTGGATGCTTCTGGTTGCGGGATCCCAGAGCACTGTGCGGACTTTGACAACCCAAAGGTTATCTAGGGCTTCTGTTGCCCAGCTCCGGGTGATCGGTACGTTGGCGAACTGCAGTGTTGCGTCAAGGTTGTCACCCTGCAATGTGGCTACCGCTCCAGAAAATGCGAAAGGCAGGAACAGGTGCCCATCAACGCTTTCGTTGATCGCGTAGTTCTGGAAGCAGTAACGGTCGATGTCACCGCTGGGGCCGATGGAGATGAGCTGCCCGTATGAAAGTTCCATTAGACTCCGATGCGCTTACGAGTGGCTGCGCTGCTCTGCAACGTCCGCAGTGCGCGGCGTTCGCCTTGGATGGCACCTTGTTGGGCAGCCTGCGCCATGCCGGCTCTGAACTGGTCAGCCGTAACGTAGTCCACATTGTTGATGCGTTCGATGCTGTAACGCACGTCGATTGGCGCCATCGTTGCGGTTGCCGCGCCGCCGACTTCAGCGCTAGTGCCGTTGCCGGGAATAACGGATTCGCCACGGGCGCCACGCGAGTAGCGGGACATGGCGGCGGACATTTTTGATTGCGGAATGACGTATTCCGGTTCACCGCCTTCGCCGATCAGCGCTTGCGTTGGACCGGTGACGAAGCCGCCTTCTGCATATCCTCCAACCTTTAAGCCTGGGATTGGAGTCTTTAGCGCCCCTGCGCCAGTAAGGTTCTTGTTTGCTGTACCTAAAGCACTGCCACCGCCGCTCAAAGCACTCAGAATTGTCTGCAAAATAATTAGCGTCATTTGCTTGGCAATAATTTCAACCGCCATGCTGATAAAAGCATCGCCAATCTTTTTAAAGGCATCAGCCAATGCTTGCTGTGTCGACTTGGCACCGGTAATTACCTCGCCAAATGCAGTACTGAAAGCATCACCAATCGCAGTGGCGCCATTGACAATGGTATCAATTTGCAGCTTGATTGGATTTAAGTCTTCCTTTAGTTTGGCTATTGCATCACTCAAGCCAGATGCAACGGTGCCTTGGCCTGCTACGCCAAACTCTGCGCCTTCCATCGCTTGCTTGAAGAGCTTTTCGGCTTCTTCTGCCTGCTTTTTCAATTCTTCCGTTTGTAGTTGAATGATCTCAAGTCGCTGGATTTCGGCGTTGAGCTGATTCAGGTTGGTGCGCTGCTCAGCATTCTTCAGCTCTGCAATTTGCTTGGCGCGGTCTTGGAAATCAAATTGAATTTGCAGGCGCTTGCGTTCAATTTCTGATCCCTCAAACAGCAATGCTGCTTGACGACTAAATTGCGTGCCAAGTTGATCGCCAACTTCCAGTGATCGTTCAAGTTCTTGCCGTAGCTTTTCCGCTTCACGCGCTGCTTTTTCGGCCGCCTTTTCTGCGTCTGATTTACCACCGCGACCTTTGCTGCCAGTTGCAGACATCAGCCCTGGCAGCGTTGCGGCTGCCGCGGGAGGCGTTGCAGTAGGCGGCTTGAGTATTCCTTGCTGATAGCCATAGGTGCGCATCAGATCGCGGAATCGCTCTTCGCGTAACTGCGTAAATTGATCCGCATTGATGCGACCACCGCCACGTAACTTAGCAATTTGCTCGGCTTCTTGCCCCGCTTGCCTAAACAAGCGATCTCGTTGCTGATTAGAAAGATTTGCGCCTAGCTGACGCTGTAACAGGATGGTTTCAAAGACATTATTAACTTGATTGGCAATATCAATCGCAAGCCCCAAAATGCTTTGCATTGCAGGCGCAAGGATTGAACCCAAACGGGACGCAAGGTTCTGTACGGCGTCCTGAAGAGTGCTTAGACGGCCCGCCAAGGTATCGCTTTGGGCTACTGCGCCATCTGCGTATTTGCCACCAGCAGCTGTAAGTTTTTGGATCGCATACTCAACCGCCCCTGCGCTGATCCGACCTTTCTCTAGTGCATCTTGGAATTCTTCTCCACTTAGGTTGTATTCTTCGCGTAATACCTGCTGCAGGGCAACACCACGTTCTTGGAACTGCAGTAGCTCCTCACCCTGCAGCCTGCCCTTGGCTTGCACTTGCCCGTAGGCAGTAACCAAGCCTTGCAGCTCTGCTCCAGTGGCGCCGCTGACATCCGCAAGCCTGCGCGTTGTTTCAACGACCTTGTTAGTTTCAACTCCAAACGCCTGCAGCCTTTTGGCTGAATCAATCAGCTCTGAACTAGTAAAAGGCGTTACTGCGCCAAGGTCTTGCAACTCTTTGACGATCTGCCCAGCTTTTTCTGTGCTGCCCGTTAAAACCTGAAGGCTGCGCGTCTGTGTTTCAATTTCAGCCGCATTAACAAAAACAAACTTAGCGGCTTGGATTGCCGCAAAAGAACCGATTAGCCCACGAATTGTGCTGCCAAAATTTGAAACTGAAGCGCCAGCCTGTTGCGCAGCTTTTCCTTGTTTTTGAAGTCCCGCTGCCGCTGCCTCGGCTGTTGTTACAAACTGCCCGTTTTCTTTTCTGGCGCGTCCAGTTGCATCAACAAAATACCGCATACCATTGGCAGCGGTTTGTATTGGTTTGCCAGATTTTGTAAATGATGCAGCAAGTGCGTCATTCGTCGCATTTAACTTATCAACCGCTTGGCTAGTTGCCTGCGCGCCTTGCTGCACCTGCCGAAGCTTGCTAACCGCGTCGCGGCTGTCGACGTTAATGGCAACGTTGGCGACAACCGACACGACTTACCTACGGCGTTGCTTCATTCTACGATCCTGTTCTTCGTTCTGCAGCTCAAAATAACTAGACCAGATCAGCAACTCTTCAAGCGTTACCTCTTGATTTAATCGCGCCAAGCTGTATCCAAGTTCTTT